TATTAAATCAAATTGCAAACTCCTATACTGACTCAAAAAATACTGTTATATCAGCCATTCAACAATTAGGTGAAGATCTTATATCTTTAACTCAAAACATAACAGACCAAACTTCAGAGATTTTAGGTATTTATGACGATACTCTAGCTAGCGTAGCGGAATCAGGAAATGAATTATTTGATTTACGTGACACAGCTAAAGAAGCATTTTCTACTGCAGCTAAAGCTGTTGCAGAATTTGAAAAGAGTAATAAACTTAGTGGAAAATCTTCTGCAGCACTACGTGGAGAAATTGTAAGTGTACAGTCACAATTAGATCAGTTATTAGCTGGAGGATCTTTAGATTTTGCTGGATTTGCACAGTTTACAGAATTAAGCGCTAAGCAAAATGCCTTAAAGAAAGAACTTAAATCACTTGTCACTGTTGAAGCTGAATATGAAGCTTTACTAGCTACTAGAAGTAGTAGTCAAGAAGATTTAGCATTCGTAGAAGCTACTCTAGCTACGTTAAATGATGAACTAATAGATACTCGTGTAAAAGAATCAGATATAATTAAAAAAACTAAAGATTCAACACAAACTTTTCTAGAATCACAACAGGATCTAAGAACAATAACAGAACTTCTTTCAGAGTCTAATTTTAATTTAAATCAGGTTAGAATTGATGAAGAGTCTGTGATAAATAGAATGAGAGCTGCGTTAAACGAGTTTAATAGAGATACTACATCTTTAACAGAAATACTAACTGTTGTAGGAGGCGTAGCTGGTGCTGCACTAAGAGATTCATTTATTGAGGCAGCTAGACAAAATGCTGAAATTATGTTTGCAAGTTTAGCTGATCCAATAAGAAATCAAGAAGTAGCCACAGCTGTACAAGGAGCTTCTGATGCTTTTACACAACTTGAAAATTTAATAGGTAATATAGCTTCTTATTTCCAACCAGCAAATGCTATATCTCAAAGTTTAATAACTGTTAGTAATGCTAGCATAGCGCTAACTGATAGATTTGAAGAATTTAGTGATGACTTAGTAAGATATTTAGATCAAGAAGGACTTTCTCAATTTTATGGTCAAGGTGGAATATTCTCACAATTTAGGGATTCCCTACTTACTACTCTACAAACAGATGGATTTGACGTTCTAACTGCTTCTGGCGGGCCTATGGAATCATTTAACCTAAACTTAATGACCATAGGTACTGCTATAAATACTCTAACACAATCTGGAAATTTCTTAAATGTAAGTATACAAGCGGTTGAAACTTCTTTTGGTAATTTAATTTCTGCTGTAGGTACAGACCTAGAAGGATTAACTAGTGCTTTTGTAGGCCTTTCAGTAGTTAATCAAACAATTGGAGATATAGAAACTGCTGCACTACAACTTATATTAGAAGATGTTGGACAAATTGGAATAGCTATGGATAGTCTCGGCAATTTAGATGTAAATTTAGATGCATTTACATCTTTAGACGAGCTGTACGGATCTATACTAGTAGTAGAATCAACATTAAATAATATAAATTTTGAAGTAGCTGCAACAAGTGCTGTTAATTCTATAACTAGTGCTATAGAAGTAGTTAATAGCAGTATACAGGAAATAAATATTGACCCTGCAACACAGAATATAATAGGACAAGTAAATTCTTTTGTTACTGCTATTAATAGTACTTTACAAGCAGTTAATATAAATGTAGATACTACAGGAATTGTTAATTCTGTAACTACTGCTCTAAGCACTCTTAATAGCACGTTACAAGCAGTTAATATAAACGTGTCTGCTACCAGTGCTGTTAATTCTATAACTACTGCCATAAGTACTATTGATAGCACTTTACAAGCAGTTAACGTTCAAGTAGGCACTACAGGGTTTGTTAACTCTATAAACACTGCCATAAGTACTATTAATAGCACTTTACAAGCAGTTAATATTAGCACGGCTGCAACAAGTGCTGTTAATTCTGTAACTACTGCCATAAGTACTATTGGTAGCACTTTACAAGCAGTTAATATAAACGTGGCTGCTGCCAGTGCTGTTAATTCTATAACTACTGCCATAAGTACTATTGATAGCACTTTACAAGCAGTTAATATAAACGTGGCTGCTGCCAGTGCTGTTAATTCTATAACTACAGCTATAGGGGTGGTCAATAGTGCCATAGAAGAGTTAAATATTGATGCAGTATCAAGTTGGGTGTTAGGCCAGATAAGTACTTTTATTAGCGCTATCAACAGTGATCTACCTGATACTAATATTAGTGTTAGGGCTAATCAAATTATAGGGCAAATTGTTACTGTTATTAGTGCTTTAGACTCTGGCATATCTAATATAAATTTTGATGTAACACTCGGATCAGCTGTTCAAGAGATTATAAATATACAAACTACTATTAATAGCGCATTAAATGGTATAACTTTTGGTGTTAGTATAGCTAATATTAATTCTACAATAGCAAGTATACCAACATCTATTAACACTCAATTAAATGGCGTAAATTTTACTGCTAGTGTAACTAGTCTTAATGCTAGAATAAGTAGTATGCAGACATCTATCAATACTCAATTAGATGCAGCAACTTTTGCTACTAATATAGATAACTTAATATCTAGAATAACGGGTATAAGAACAGCTATTACTACTCAATTAGACGCTACAACTTTTTCTCCTAACGTACCTAACTTAGTATCTAGAATAAATCAGATTGGAGTTCTTACAAATACTGGACTAGACGCTGTCAACTTTACAACTAGTACAACTAACTTTGTTAACAGAATAAATGGAGTAGGGTCTGCCATAAATACCTCGTTAAACGCTTCAACTTTAACAAATATAAAAGAAACTTTTGATGCGCTATTAGCTGTATTCGACACAGGAGCAAATACTTCTATATCAAACTTTAAGACATCTATTGATGCTTTTAAAGACTTAACCCTTCAAATAAATAGCGTGACTGGTTTAGCCGCTCAAATTAATGCTTTATCTAATCCTACTACAGGAGCTACTGCGACTCTTATTACTAGATTTAAAGATTTACAAACACAAATTCAAACGTTAACAGGTACTACTGGAGTAGAGGCTCTAAGAACTCAAATAACCAAGATAGCAACAGATTTAGCTACTGCATGGGGTAAGGTAAAATTAGAAGTTGATAAGTTAGATACTGATATTAGTGTTACTGTGGCTAGTACTCTTTCTAGTACTGATTCAGCTACTCTAAAGAGAATTGCTGATAATTCTGGTAAGGCTAAAGTTCTAGATAAGTCAGGTTTAAAATATACAACAGTTGCGTTAGCTGAAGGGGGTCCAGTATCTGGCCCAGGTACTAGTACTAGTGATTCTATCCCTGCAAGACTATCTGACGGAGAATATGTTATCAAGGCTTCTTCAGCTAAAATTATAGGTAAAGATATTCTATCTATGATAAACTCTGGAGCTAGTATGGAAGAAATTTTTTCTAAATTAGGTAGATACAACGATACAATGGTGGCACATATAACACCAGAAGAAGCTGAGATGCTAAAACGTGCTGGTGGTAGCGGTACTAGAAACCCTCGTACTGGTCTATATGAATTTTTCAATCCTGAAGCAGGTGCTTTAGTATATGGTGGACTATTTGATGCAGAAGAAAAAGCTTACCTAAATACTGCATATGGCACAGATGCAAATGCGGCTAATACTATGTATAAAGATGGTGCGCATTTCGGAGCTGTAGCTTCACTTGCTAACAGTAAGAACAGTTATCAACGTGGATTCTTCACAGTAAACCCTCTTGCAAAAGATTACGGTCTTAAGACTGAAGATCTGTTTGATAGTACTGGGTGGGCTACCGAAAGAAAAAGAATAAACGCAGTACATATGGGTTTAAATGATATGAGAAATGCTAGAGAAAAGAATTTAATTGGTGAGTTAACTTCTGGATATGGTGGTAAAATTGAAAAGAAGAAGAAAAACTGGCTTAATGCAATATTGGGAGCAATTGTCGGAGCTATTTTAGCAGTTGTTACCGGTGGTCTTAGTCTAGTTGCTGGAGCTGCTTTAGGCGGAGCCGCCGGCCTTGCACTAACTAATAACAAGCTATCTGTAGGCGCTGTGGCGGACGGCGTAACTGCTGGATATAAGGATAGCAATAACTACAGTGTTGACGCAGACAGAGCTAATAAAGTACTTGCAGAAGGTAAGCTACTTAAACAATTTGATAGATCCAGTAATTTAAATCTTAGATCTCCTGCAGTGGGCAATAGTGCTCTAGGTTCTGGAGACGATAGTACTAGCCAAGATTATTTTGCAAAGACAGTAGATAAACTGAATAGCATAGATCCTCTTTTCTTTGATTTTTATATGTTAGGGGATGCTAAACGTGCTCAAGCTGCTAAAACAATATATGGTAATATAAGTGCCTACGATAAAATAACTAGTGATAATCGCGCTTATGGTGGTCTAGTAACAAAATCTGCACAAAAAGGTATGCTAGGTAAGAGAGACTCCGTCTCTGCAATGTTAGAGCCTGGAGAGTTTATACTTCGTAAACCTATAGTAGAAAAACTTGGTATAGATACCCTAAACAAAATAAATGCTGGAAGCGGGGATTTTGGTGGGGATGTAAATGTAGAAGTTAATATTACTAATAATGGAACTCCTGTTAACGCTATTGCAACACCTGTAGTAAGACGTGAAAACGAAAAGATTATTGTTGATGTTATACTTGAAGATATTAGAACTAACGGACCTATTCGTCAACAAATTAGGAGTATAAGATAATGACCGCCTTTCCTACGAATGCTACATATACCTATAATGCTATAGTTTATTCTATGGTTAACAGACGACCTGATAGAAACTATATGTATGTTCAGTCATTTGATAATGCCATTTTTACATCTCAGGGCGGGTATGAACGTAGAAGACAAATATCTCGTAGACGCAAACGTACTTTTAACTTTGTATTCAACAATATTAGAGGAGTTTATAAAGAGGCAATAGAAAATTTTTATAATTCTAGGGGAGGAACCTACGAATCTTTTGAATTTGATTTGTCATATGCAGGGCAATCTGGTACAATGATATCAAGATTTAGTGGGGACTTAAATATTACTCAAGTAATTGCAACAGATAACCCACTTACTGATATTTACAACGTAACTTTTACAATACAGGAAGTATTTTCATAATGTCTACAAGAGCGTATGACTATATAGTACAACTATCAGATACTGCCAACTTTTCAGTTGGAAATATTGTTATAGGTCAGTCCAGCAATACTGTAGGCGAAATTATAGCTATAGAGTCTGCTAATCTTAAGATTAGACTTAGCAACGTATACTTAGAGTTTATTAACGGTGAAAGGTTAATTAGCAATTCTGCTATATTATACTCTCAGAACACTTTTATAGATCATTCTGCTAGCATTAATGGAAGTATAAATGTATTTGCTACTCCTACTTCAGTAGATTTAAGCGATACTATAACTGTGTATGTAGACGGTTTAGTAGCTCCTAGAGATAGTTATAGCAGTAATTCATCAGCAATACAGTTTCTACCGTTAGAAGTTATAGCTAATACTCAAAGTGGATTTACTGATTTTGTTGTATATCCAACAACCGCAGTAACATCGCTATTTGTACAGGTAGTACGCGGCAACATTGAATCTGCACATTTTGTAGCTTCTAATATAGTATCTTATGTAGAAACAGCTAACTCAGTTATAACTGGTATATTTAATACACCGTATATTGCAGAAAAGAATTCTTTTGAACAAACCCCCCTAGTAAAACTATACTCTATATATTATCCTGGAGAGTGGTATCCTAAAAATGCTAATGGTAATCCATCTAATTCAGGAGATACCTTTCCTTGGCCTCACGGCTTTCCGTTGCGATATGCAGAAGTAGTGGGCGAGACTTATAGTGATTTTAACTATTCAGTTATTTTTGGTGGCAATAGTTATAAAGTTACTGCACTAGAGAGTGGAGACATTAGTACAGACAGTTCTGGTCAAATTAGTGAAATATCTTTATCTATTTCTAACTTTGATGGGTACATGGCTAGTTTAGTTGATAATGCTAATGTAGCTGGATTTAATTCTACAAATGCTACAATTGCATATATTAACGGTGAAGTAGTACAGAATATAGACCCTAGAACAGTACCGTCTAATGTGCATTATAATTCTTCAGTAGCTGCTTCTAGAGGGGTTAACGCTGCTCACACATATGAAACAACTGCAGCTACAGGTGCTACTTGGATACCGTTTAAAAGTGACTCTAGAGATCTGCTAGGAGCTATAGTAGAAATCAAACTTACTTATGCTAAGTTTCTAGACTATTGGCCTGAGTATTCTGTAGTAAAATCTGCTAACGTATCAGAAAATAGTATAACAGTATATTCTACGGGGCCCTATAGAGTTGGTGATATCATAACTTCTAATGCAAAGATTGGTTTTTCTACAGTTATATCGTCTATTGACGGTAATAAACTATTTTGCACCACAGATGATTTAGTAGACTCTGTGTCAGGTCATAAGATTTATATAATTAACCATGAAGCAGATAAAAATGCTTATGTAGAACATGCTTTTATTATTAATAGATTAGATGAGTTAGATGAACTAAAAGCTAATTTTAATATTAGCAATTGGTTACAGTATTTTAAAAACTCAGCTCCTAGAAAAAAGTTTTTTATTACTACATGCCCCTTTAGATATAAAGGAGAAGACTGTAAGTATCCAGCTAATGGAAGCGGTACTATAGTTGGATCAAATCCGCCATTAACTGCTAACGGATATTTTACTATTAATAATGTGTCTACTGGTAATTTATCAGAAGATATTTGTGCAAAGACTTTAACAGCTTGTTCACTACGTAAAAACTTAATTAACTTTGGAGGCTTTCCAGGTGCATCCACTTAATTTTAATAAGCTTGAGTCTGATATGCAAGCGCACTCTATTAGAGAATATCCTAAAGAAGCTTGTGGTATTATAACTAAAAGTTTTGAATATATACCTTGTAAGAATATAAGTAATAGACCTAAAACTAGTTTTGTTATAGATCCACTAGCAATACTACAACATGAAGATGATATATGGGGATTCTACCACTCCCATCCAGGAAGTACAGATCCAATACCTAGTAAAAGAGATGTTAGTAGTACTGTGTTTTCAGAATATAAATTCTTAGTTGGGTTTGCTAATAACACATACATATACTGGTTAAATGATAGTTCTGAACTATCCTTTGAGAGATTTAATGAAAGTCACTGTAAAATTTAGTAAAACACTACAAAGCTATACTAACTGCAATGAAATAACTATAGATGTTTTTTCTTATAGAGATGTGCTATCTGCTTGTATAAATTTACTTCCTCTATTTAAACAACATATATTCTCAGCTAATTTATACTCTCAGCTAACTTTAGTTGACGGGGATAAGTATATTAGAAACTTTGAACTAGACTTCAAGCCTAGAACAGACAGCATATATTTAATACCTACTATTTCTGGCGGTGTATCTACTGGTTTTGATAGTTTAGGTAATCTAAATGTGTTTTACGGGTCTTCTAGCCCAGTTAGTAATCAAGTTATTGCGTTACGTGGTATTGATAAGCGTATTAGAGATTCTGTACTATTTGGTAAATCTTCTACTGCTTTTGACATATCTCAACGAAAAGTTAATAGAGAAAATGGTGTATTAGAAAACTCAGAAGACCCTTCAAAAGGTTTTGGTTCTTTAGCTACTATGGATGCAGCTGGAAAAGCTATACCGTTACACTTTGGAATGGTTAGAACTTCAGGAGTGCTAATAAATCAGTATATTAAGCACATACAAAGAGGTGGAGTAGATACTGTTAGAGTGGCTGATTATATATGAATAAAAAGTATTTTTACTTAAATAACAAACTAGTTCCTTTTATCGCTGGAGGAGTAGAATCAGTAGGTTCCACTCTTACAGTAGATTTTGATGGTAGTTTTAGCTATAACCCTAATACCTCTAAAAGTACAGATATACTTTATATGCAATTAGCTCTGGGTGAAGGTCCTATTTACAGAATTAATCCTAACGGCCCGCAAGATATAGAAATTGACGGTAAGTATATAGATGATCTAGTAGACTTTGCTACCAACAACACCAGACCAGAAATATTTGCAGCAAGATACGCTACTGGTACAGCTACACAAACAGCTATGCCTTCTTTTTCAGAAGATATTGTAACTCCTGTTAGATTTGTAAGTCCAGTAATATTAAAAAGCGGTATATCAACCTTTGCTGGTACTTCAGCACCGCCTTCTACCAATATACTATTTTATCCTTCTAATTCATCTGAAGGACTAACCCCAATAGACTCTATTAAGGTAAAATTTAATGTACTAGGTCTAAGAACTGAATTCAATGGTGGTAATGAGCCAGCTCAACTATCAGTCGTAGGGTTAATTCATGATTTTGCAGAAACCTCAAACTTAAATAATTATATAGTCGGCAGTGGTTTGTTAATAAATAGTATTGTTAATGATAGTATGGCTGCTGAGTTAGAACTTAAAATACCAGAAAATAAACGTTCTAACGATGGTTACAATATATCTATTCTTAAGCTATCAGAAGATATAGCAGAAACAGGGTATGTATCTGAAGTTGAAGTTATAGGTTTTGACGAGATAAGAAAGCAAATTCACTCATACCCAAAAACTGCTATAGCAGGATACGCAGTTAAATCTTCAGACTTTAGAACAGAATCTCTTCCTATTTATACTAGCTTAGTTAAAGGTATGATTGTAGATGTACCCTCTAATTATAATCAACCTATTTTAGCTAGTGGAGAAGTAGACTGGAGACAAATTGAAGTTCCTAGCACAGGGGCATTTAGTGCTGCAGTGTCAGGATACAGATTACAAAAAACTGGATCTCAGTTGTTAACATCACCAGATATTAATATTTATGATGGTATATGGGATGGAACTTATAAAAAAGACTGGACTGAAAATAGAGTATGGATAATTAGACACCTACTAGTTAATATACTAGGAGTCCCAGAATCTTCTATAGATAAGTATAATTTTTATAACGCAGCACAATATGTAGATGCTGTAGACTCTCATACAGGTAATTTTGTAGGCGTAACTGGCTTTTCTGATGGATCTTTTAGATATAAACCTAATGGGTATCAAACTGAAATAGAGAATGCGCTATTAGGTCTTCCAGAAGGTACTGAAATTAAAGAAAGACGTTTTGTATGCGGATTATCTATTACAGACGAAACACCTGTTATAGATATTATAACTTCTTTAGCAGCCAGTATGAGAGCTGTATTTAGTAACACAGGTAATAAGATTAGACTTATTGTAGATAAAGCAAATTCTCTACCAGTAGCTTTATTTAATGAGACTAATATTGAAGCTGGTTCGTTAAAAATATCTGGGGTTAGATCAGAAGACGTGCCTACAGGGGTTGAAGTATCTTATATAGACTTTTTAAATCATTTTGAGAAGGAAACTGTAGTTCTTGATAGCTCTGAAGTTTCTGAATTTGAAGAGACTAATAGAATATCTATAGATGTATCTGGTTGCACTAGAAAAAGTGAAGCCTTAAGATTTGCTCAATACGCATTAGATTCTGCTAGAAAGCTTAAAAGAAAAATGCAGTTTACTGCTTTTGCTGATGCGTCTGATTTAGAAGTTGGAGATATTATTGCTGTATCTCATACTATTTCTGGAGTATCTTACGGGTATGGCGGTTTAGTTTTAGCTAACTCAGCTGTAGCTTCTTCTAATGCTTATCTAGAGCATATTACAAGCCCTGCCATATCTGATAGTGTATTTACTGCAAACACTAATCCTATAGTGCTTAAAATATTTAAACAAGTTAGCAATAACTTAGATTATTATATTGTAAATAATAGTTCTTATAACTTAGTGGAAACAGGTAATACTTCATCTGGAATAGACTTAATAGATGTTAATATAGTTAGTAAACTTAATATGTTAACTAAAACTTTTGAGGCTAATACTGCTTTTTCAACTATAACAGCTCCTACTAGGGGCGATCTATGGGCACTGGGAGAAATAGACCCATCTAATATTTATAATGATAGTAGCTTTAAATTATTCAGAGTAGAATCTATAACCGCCACCACCACTACTTTCTTTAAGGTCTATACCCTCAAAAACTAATGAGGGTGTAATAAATTACAACTTACTTCTCAATGCATTAGTAAACACTACTAATTATAATGTTCCAACAACGACTGTAGTAAGTTATGGTACTATAGCTGTGGTCATAGAAATTGGCTCTTTTCAGATTATATAGGAGTATAAATATGGCTATATATAAAATTAACACAAGCAATACTAGTTTTTTAACTACAGGAGAGGAACTTGTTTACGCAGGTAAAAATGGGTTTACTACAACTTTAGGGGCTATTCCAGTTCTGTGCAATTCTTATACGGCTAATGCTTCTAGTATTGTTCTTAGTGTACCTAATATACATCTACTTCAAGATGATAACTATGCTACTCATATTTTAGCGGTTCCAGCTTTAGAGGGTATAGCCACTACATACATTAAAGCTCCTATACTACAGTATGCTGTCAGCACAATTCAAGAAGGTTCTGTAGGATTTACAAATCAAGACTCTACTATAAGTTTAGATATTAAAAACTATAATATAACTGCAAATACTATAACAGTTTCTAACAAGCCTTATGGGGAATCTTCCCTTGTTAGTACAATATTACCTACACCTCCTTTTTATATTACTGCTTATCAAACTCTTACTACTAATAATTTTTCAAATAGAACAGCTTATATATCTGGATCTACTAGGCCAATTAAAAGAACAAATAATGTAGAAGGGGTAACAGGTACATATTCTGCCAATCTAGGAATAACTCCTAGAAGTAGAAATACTATTAAAGTTTATTTAGATGATAATCAAACTGATAACTTCAATCTTGTAAATGATAACGTAAGTATATCACTCGATGGTACTACTAGTGAAATAAAAACTGTAGTAGAGCTATACACTGTACCAGCTATAGAATTAAAGGATTTAGTATCTCTAACTGTTTTTAATAACTTATATTCAGTTACTAATACTAGCTATATTAGTAATGATGCGTTATACAATGCCAACTTAACTAATAACAACTTTTATAAAATTAAATTTAATAGAGAATTTTCAGCTAACGTAGGTGGGCTATATCTATTAAATGTGAGCCCTGATTTAACAGGTACTGTAGGTAATTTAACTTCTAACTCTTTTACTGTAGACTCTTCTTCCGCTTATCCTTACTCTTATAGTTTATCCAATAATAATATTTACTATCTATATCAGAAAAGCAAAGTTAGATATACTACTGCAAGACTTGATGAATTTGGTAGATTACAGGGCACACAACCAGCTACATATATAGTAGAAGCTACTAATATAAATAGATATAACAGATCTAGCAATTCTATAAGAAAAGTTATAGAGGTAGAACCACTAAACGCTTCCAAAATAGGTAATATAACCATAACAGAATCTATTGTTATAGATACTTCTGGCGGTGCGTCTATTAATATAACTGCAACATTCCCAACAATACTTGGGAGAGATATAACATCTTATGAGATTAAATATAGAGTTACTTCAGCAGAGGGTGAGGTACTTCCTGGCGGTATAGCTTCTATACCTCACGACGAATCTATTACTAATATTTCTTATACTATAAATGGACTTCCTAGAGGCAGAACAGCTGGTGGTAACACTGTAGAAATAACTATAACTCCAATGATTGGATTGTTTAGAGGATTTCCTAAAAGAGTAACTCATTTTATTATAGGTAAACAAGGCAGACCTTCTGGAGTTCAAAATCTAAATGTAGCCCAACAAGGACTTTTCTTACTATTCTCTTGGCAGTTCCAGTTAACTACAGAAGGGTACATTCTAGATCTAGATACCAAAGAAGTTGAAATTAGGCAATATCCAGGTTTAGTAGATGTAACTTCTACACAGTCTATAGCCGCAGCGTGGGGTTTTTCTATTGTGGTAGCTAGAGTAGCTTTCCCTAATACTTCTTATACCCTACCTATTAGTAGCTTTGGACCTTATACTTATCTACTTAGAGTTAGAGATACTAGCGATATAGAAAGTATTGATATTGGAGCTTCAGCTCTTAGCACTGTTAGACCTTCTACTGTTAGAGTTATCAAATCTTACAATGAAGCAGATCCTTCTACTTCCTATATCACCCAAGATAATGTATCATTCCCTACTTCCAATGATTATCCAGAGTTGTCTTTTACTAGTTTTAGTGAATCAATTAATGGTGGCTTAGTTTTAAGTGATAGTTCAAATACAGATAATGCTAATGGCAGTGCTACAGGATTTTCTCTGTACAGTAATACAAGCTACCTAACTACGTCTACTAATGATTTTACAGAATATATAACCCCTATCAGAGATATGGGCGAAGTTGTAAGGGCTACTGTTAGAATAGCTCCTATTATAGCCGCGTCAACTCCTGGTATTACATATGGAACATTTTTTACCACTGTAGTATCTGGAGTTACTGATTTTCATGGTTCTGCAGGGTTATCACCTAGTGCTAATGTATTAGTAGATAACGCTTTTGGAGGCATAGGCTCTATACTAGGATTCAATAATGCTCAAGCAGCGCCTGTAACCTATAGTAGTACTTAAAAAACTCTTGTAAGTGGCAGTGCTTTGG